AACACTCCTCTTTAATCGTCAATTCAAGTTCTTAGAAAATAAAGCCATTGACTTTGATATTCCATTCTTTAACAAGTAAAAGTAGAAGCTATGGGGCTAGGATGATTATCTTAGCCCTTTTGAAAGGAGGTTCTTATGCGCTTATCAAAAAAAGTTGTCTATCAACTCTATCCTAAATCCTTCAAAGATACGACAGGAAATGGGATGGGAGACCTACGTGGTATTATTGAAAAATTAGACTATTTAGCAGGTTTAGGATTTAGTATAATTATTTATGGATTAAATTTTTTGCTTTTATTTAATTTATTTATAATTTTAAAAAGAGTTTTTACTTTAGTTGAAAAAAGTATTAGTAAAAAATAAAAGAAGATAATTAATACTTCCAAAATTTAAATTATATGTTTACGAAAGAGACTTCTTAATTGAGGTCTTTTTTGTTGAAAAATTAATAAAAAAAAAATAATTATTGATATATACGTGCATACGTATTATAATATAATCAGGAGGTGAGGTTGTGAAAGATAAAGAACTTTTAAAAATGTTTCTAAGAAATGGTTGGGAGATTAGAAGAATAAAAGGAAGCCATCATCATCTATTCAAAGATGGAAAAAGAGAAACAATAGCAGTTCATAGCGATGAAATAAATCCAAACCTTGCCAAAAAAATAATAGAGAAACATAACCTAAAATAAGGTTGTGTTTCTTAACAAAAAAGGAGTGCTGATTATGTTATTTAATTATCCGTTAATTATTCATAATGAAGATGGTTATTGGGGAGAATTTCCAGATGTAGATGGTTGTAATGCACAAGGAAAAACCTTAGAAGAAATACTCAAAGATGCAAGTGAAGCTCTTGATTTACATCTTTTAAGTATGTTAATCGATGGAGAAAAACTACCAAAGCCAACATACCCGAAGGATATAAAAACAGATAAAAACTCATTTGTAACTATAATATCCGTTGATTTGGATATTAAAAAGAAAGATACTGCAATTAAAAAAACTTTAACAATTCCCAAATGGCTTAATGAAAAAGCAGAAAAAGAACATATAAATTTTTCTAAAGTTTTACAAGAAGCCTTAGTAGAAAAATTATCTGTTTAAAAAAATAAAACCGTTATGTGATGACATAGCGGTTTTTTAATGCAAATTTTTAAAAAAGGCGGTGAGTTTGTTTGGCAAAAGGGAAATATCAAGAATGGTTAAAAGGAGATAATTTAATATTGCTTGAAGCTTGGGCGAGAAACGGACTTACTAATGAGCAGATAGCACATAATATGGGAATTTCTTATTCCACATTAAAAGATTGGAAAATTAAGCATTCGGCTATTTCGGCTACCCTAAAAAAAGGAAAAGAGGTAGTTGATTATGAGGTTGAAAATGCACTGCTTAAAAGAGCTTTAGGATATAAGTATGAAGAAATTACGAGGGAGCGCATTATAGATACAGGGCAGAAGAAAAGACATAATAATGATGTTGAATTAACTCAGTATGAATGGAATATATGTTTGGCGTATTTTGAAAAATCTTGTGCTTATTGCGGAGTATCTACTTCAGATATAACAAAAGACCACTTGGATCCGCTTAATAATGGGGGTAAGTTGACTTTTACAAATACTGTTCCTGCTTGCAAGAGTTGTAATTCATCAAAAAAAGATAATCAATGGCTATTTTGGTATCAAAAACAAAAATTCTATGATAAATATAGGGCTAAAAAGATAATGGATTATATTAACTTTGCACTTCAAATGCCTAAGAGTAAATATGTCGGTGAGTTAGTTGTAACGAAAGTTGTTGAAAAAGAAGTGCTGCCGGATACAACTGCTCAAATATTTTGGCTTAAAAATAGAAAGCCTAATGATTGGAGAGATAAAAAAGATGCTACTGTATCAATAGATAAACCTATAATAATTTCAGGGGCTGATCATCTTGAAGACTGATAAAATTTATTTGCCTGATATTGTTGGCAAAGGATATGGCAGTTTTTGGAATTTCAAGGGCAGGTATAGAATATGTAAAGGTTCAAGAGCAAGTAAGAAGTCTACTACTGCTGCTATTAATATGATTTATAGAATAATGGAGTATAAAAGCAGTAATGCTCTTGTTATAAGAAAAACATACAGGACTTTAAAGGATTCGTGCTTTGCACAACTCAAATGGGCTATTAACAGGCTTGGAGTTGATAGATATTGGAAAGCTACAGAGAATCCTTTGGAGTTAATATATATACCTACAGGACAAAAAATATTATTTAGAGGTTTGGACGATCCTTTGAAAGTAACTTCTGTTACTGTTGAAGTTGGAGTTTTAAGTTTTTTATGGATAGAGGAAGCTTATGAAATTTTAAGAGAAGAGGATTTTGATATGCTTGATGAGTCTATAAGAGGAGAAGTTCCTGATGGACTTTTTAAGCAGATAACTTTAACTCTCAACCCTTGGAATGAAAAACATTGGATTAAGAAAAGATTTTTTGATACTGTAGACAGTGATATACTTGCAATAACTACTAATTATATGTGTAATGAGTATCTTGATGAGTCTGATAGAAAAGTATTTGAGAGGATGAAAATAAACAACCCTAAAAGGTATAAAGTGGCAGGTCTTGGAGATTGGGGCGTTGTTGAAGGGCTTATATATGAAAATTTTGAAGAAAAAGAATTTGATTTGGAAGCCATAAGAAAATATAAAGCCTATTTTGGACTTGATTTTGGATATACTAATGATCCGTCTGCTTTATTTTGTGCCAATGTGGATTTGAATAATAAAATTATTTATGTTTTTGATGAAATGTATGAAAAAGCTCTATCTAATGAAAAGATAGCAGAGCGTATAACAGATATGGGATATTCTAAAGAAAAGATAACTGCCGACAGTGCAGAGCCTAAATCTATTGACAGGTTATATGAGCTTGGTATAAGGCATATAAAAAGAGCAAGAAAAGGCAAAGACAGTATAAATAATGGAATTGACTATATTCAAGATTTTAAAATTATAATACATCCTAAATGTGTAAATTTTATAACTGAGATATCAAATTATACTTGGGATGAAGATAAATTTGGTAACAGGATAAATAAACCTATAGATGATTTTAATCATCTTATGGATGCAATGAGATATGCTTTGGAGGATTTGTCTAAGGGTAATACGTTCAGTTTTAACTAAGTGGGAGGTGAGATTTTGCAGTTAAGTAAATTAAATGATAGTCAGTTAGTTAAATATGTTGAATATCAAATATCAAAGTATGCCGAAACTCATGAAAAAATGATAATAGGCAAGAGTTATTATAAATATGAACATGATGTTGATAGAAAAATGAGGGTTGTAATCGGGCATAAGGGAAAACTAAAACCTGTTTACAATCTACCTAATCAAAGGGTAAAGGATAATCAGTATGCAAGGGCGGTTGATCAAAAAGTAAATTATCTGTTTTCTAAAACTCCTAATATCAATTGTGATGATGAGAATGTAGTTAATTATCTTACAGAATTTATGAATAAATCATTTATAAGGGTTTTAAATTATATAGCTATCGATTCCTATAACTGCGGGATTGGATGGCTTTTTTTATACACTGACGGTAAAGAAATTAAATTCAAAAAAGTATCCCCGGATAAAATAGTTCCGATTTGGTCTGATGATAGTCACGAAAAACTTGAAGGCGTAATTTTATCTGTATCTAAAGAAGAATTTGAGGGCGATACGCTTGTAACTAAAAACTATATATATCTTTATACTAAAGATGCTATCAAGACATATAAATATGATAACGGATATTTAGAGCATGTAGAGGATAATTCTTATTTGACTAAAGGTGATAAGGCTTACAGTTATGGGAAAATACCTTTTGTATATTTTAAAATGCCTATGGAGCAGGCGCTAATTTCAAGGGTTAAATGCTTACAAGATGCACTTAATGTATTGGTATCAAACTATGCTGACGGTATGCTTGAAAATCCCGGTAATTCAATTATGATTATAAAAAATTATGATGGTGAGGATTTGGGGGAGTTTAGGCAAAATTTAGCTACTTACGGGGCTGTTAAAGTAAGAACTGCGGACGGCTCACAAGGTGGTATTGACACTTTGGAAATTAAGGTTAATGCTGAAAACTACAAAATTATAATCGAACTGCTTAAAAAGGCTATAGCACAAAATGCAAGGTCTTTATATCTTGATAATGACAGAGCTACGCAAGCACCCAATTCGCTTAATATTAAATCTATGTACAGTGATATGGAGCTTGACGCAAATGCTTTGGAGTTAGAATTTACTGCGAGTTTTGAGTATCTTTTTAAGTTTATAAATCAAATTACTAAGATGAATATAAAAAACTGTGAAATATCATTTAAGCGTAACATTATGGTTAATGATGAAAGTAATGTTGAAATGATTAAAAATTCTATAGGTATTGTATCTGATGAGACATTAAGGGCTAATCATCCTTTTGTAAATGATTTAGAGCTTGAGGAACAAAGAATTAAAAAGCAAAAAGATGAACAGCTAAAATCATTTGACGATTATGCTGTAGGTGATAAGTAATGAACTACTGGCAAAATAGAAGCTTTGAGATAACAAAAGAAATATTCACTGACAGTGAAAGTTATGTGAAATTTATCCATAATGAATATGAAAAGGCTATAGCTGAACTTGACGGAAAAATATTAAATCATCTTAATGCTATGAGTAGTGAGCAAGGTGTATCGCTTGCAGAGACTAACAAATTACTTAGTCAAGCCGAAAGAATGGACTTACAGGAGTTTATAAACAAAGCAAAAGGCAAAATAACACCGGATATTGAAAAAAGCTTAAATCTTGCGTCAAGGAGAGTGAAGATATCAAGATTGCAGGCGATGGAGCTTGAGATAAAAACTTCTGTGTCTAAATTGTTAAATACTGAGGAAAAGAGATTGTTTGCTCACTTAACCAATACATTTAATAAAAGATATTATAATGAGCTATATGGCTTGCAGCGTATAACAGGGTATGAGAATATTTTTAAGATTAATGATGATGAGCTGAGACAAATAATATTAAATCCTTGGGCGAGTGACGGGAGTAATTTTTCAAATAGGATTTGGAAAAGGCGAGATAAGCTTGTAGGTACTCTTAGGGCTGATTTAACAAGAAATATTATAGCAGGGCGTTCTAATGATGATATTATAAAAAATATAAGCTCTGCAATGAATGTGTCCAAGGCTAATGCGGGGCGATTGGTAATGACCGAAAGTGCCGCTATGAATTCTATAGCTACTCAAAAAGCATATAATAGGATGAAGACCGAAAAATATGAGATACTTGCAACGTTGGATTTGAAAACTTCGGACATATGCCAGGATATGGACAGTAAGATATTTGATGTCAAGGATTATTCTGTTGGAATAACGGCACCTCCTTTTCATCCGAACTGTAGAACTACTACCATTCCTTATTTTGATGATGATTTAGGTCTTGAAGATACAAGAGTAGCAAGAAATATAGATACCGGTAAAAGTGAAAAAATACCTGATATGTCTTATAAGACTTGGTATGATAAATATGTTGTTGATGAGTCTGTGGATACGGGGTATAATAAAAATAGGGAAAATGCAGACTATATCTCAAATAAATTAATAGAAAAATTCAAAGGTATAGAACCTAATATAACAAGTACATTAAAGTATATTTCTTCAATTACAAATGGAAAAATGGAAGGTCTTGACTTTAGATTAAAATCTGTTGATAGTTTAAGTAGAAAAATAACTATGGATGCCAAGGAAAAAGGGGTAACATTAAAAGAAGCATCAAAAGAAATAAAAGATATTTTAAGGTATACCATAGTTTACAATGAGAATGAATTTACTAATTCGTATTTTAATGCTATTGAAAATTTAAAAGATAAAGGATATAATGTAGTTAGAATAAAAAATAGCTTTAAAGATAATCAAGTATATAAAGGTCTTAATACTCTTATAAAAGATAAGGATGGAAATATATTTGAATTACAATTTCATACTCCTATGTCTATTGACATAAAAGAAGGTGGTCTTCATGAGTTATATGAAAAACAAAGATTGTTAGATATTAGAGTAGACAGGGAAAAATACAATAAATTAAAAATGGAAATGATAAAATTAAGTGATAAGATAAAAAATCCATTGAATGTTGAAAAAATAAAGGATGTGATATTAAATGGCTGATTTTAGAAAGGATATCCAATATTTTTATTGTCCAGATTATAAAAAATATGTAAAATGTGAAAATGGTATTTTTTATTCTATCGAAAAAGATGGAAGCGAAGTACAAAATAGTTTTTATGACAAAATTTTTATAGGGGATATTTATACTGTTGATATACCTGGAGATGAATATAATTCTAAACTATTTAAGGGCACTATTAGTAATGTTAAAAGTGCATAATGGCAGAAATAAAGATGAAACTACATTAGAAATGCAAGAGATAAAAGAACAAATTAGAAAAATATATTACTCAACAAGAACAAGTTTTGTAGATGAAATAGTATTATTTAAAAATAGTAAAGTTATAAAAGCATACAAAAAGAAATAAAAAAAGATGTACCCACTCCCGTCACATTTAAGGCTATAATGGGGGAACAGGACAAGATTTCTATGTGATATTAAATCGTGGCGCATTAGTTACTAAAAAGAAATATATTACCACAGAACTATAGGAGGTGTAGATATGGATAAAGAAGATTGGCCGCCATTGACAAAAGAATTTTTTGAGCCTGGTTCTCCGTATAGTTGCTGGTTAAGAGAACAGCTATATGGAGAAGGTACTAACGGTTCATTTGGTGGTAAAACACATGGATTATTTAAAAAACATAATGTGCAAAATTATAGTGATGATAATCTTAGAGAAATCACTATGAATTTTCGTGGGCTTGACGGCTTACCCGAAGACTTGAGAAAAGTTGCAGTAGATATAATTAAATTAGAACTTGATGAAAATTTTTATTTATAAAAATAAAGTTGGGGAAATTGAACATAGAATATATGAATTAACTGTTGAAAAATTTATAAAAAGAGGGTATAATCTATATGAAGCACAATTAAACACAATTAAGCAATTGAGTGAAGATTTTGAATTTTTATTTAGGGAGGTATAGAGTATGAAATTTAATGATGAATTAGTTGATGAGGATTATGCTCATGAAAAAGACTATGATCCCAACAGTGATTATGCAAAATATTGTGCTACTCTGTCCCTTGAAGAAATAGATAATAAATTAAAAAAACTTACGTATGAAAACAAACAAAGATTAAATTTATTATAAGCACCTTGTAAGGTGCTTTTTTGATACAAAAATATAAATGGAGTATATTATGGCTAAAGATGATTATTTTGTAATAGTATATTATATATTATCATATTTGTATAATGTCTTAAAAAAGGGGGCTGTAGCAGATGAGGATATAATACTGCTTAGAGATTATAATGAGCTGATAAATGATAATTATTTGTTGTATATATATGATAATTTGATAGGTGATGGATATATAAAGGGTATGGATATTAGAAAATGTAATGTCTTAGGTACTAATAAAAAGCAAATATCTATATATAATACACAAAATATTTTAATTACTCCAAAGGGTATTGAATATTTACAACAAAACAGTATATTTAATAAAATAAAAGAAAATTTAAAAGATGTGAAAAATATTATGCCTTTTATATAAAGCACTCATGCAGGGTGCTTTTTTGATACAAAAAATTGTCTTTAGACATCAGACGTTAAACAGGTCTATTTTTTATGCTTAAAATTCGCAGTGCTATGCGTTAATATAGCGTTCATTCGTGGTTGATACACACGTAAAAATATCGTAAATGAAAGGTGGTAAATTATATGAAGAGAGAATTTTTAAAGGAACTTGGTCTTACTGATGAACAAATCGATAAGATTATGGCTGAAAATGGCAAGGACATAGCAAGGGAGCAGGAAAAAACAGGTGAAAAAGATAAGGAAATTGAGCTTATAGGCTCTCAGCTTAAGGAGGCCAACAAGACTATCAAATCATACAAGGATATGGATATTGATGGAATTAAAAAGTCTGCTAATGAGTGGGAAACTAAAGCCAAACAACTTGAAAAGGAAAAGGTGGTTTTAAAAAATGATTATGCTTTGAAATCTGCTATTGATAATGCAAACAGTATAGATGGCGACTTACTTATGAAGATTATCAACAAGGAAGATTTAAAATTTCAAGATGATAAGATAATAGGTCTTGATGAGCAGATAGCAAGTATAAAGGAGAGTAAACCATATCTATTTAAATCATCATCTGATGATGGGGATGACAGGTTTATACCACATAAACTTCCTGAAGGTGACAGTGATGGTGCGAATGCTATGGAGAGCCAAATTTCAAGTGTATTTGATAATTAAAGGGGGATTTAAAAATGGCAATAAATACTTTAGAGTATTCTAAAATAATGATGAAAAAATTAGACCAACATGCAGTTCACAACCTAACATCGGGTTGGATGGAGGCTAATGCAGGGCAGGTTATTTATAATGGCGGGGATGAGGTTAAGATTCCTACTATGAGTACGTCAGGTCTTGGTAATTATGATAGGGATAAGGGCTTTGTGCAGGGTTCTATTTCTTTGAAGTATGATACTTATAAAATGACACAAGATAGAGGCAGAACATTCCAAATAGATGCTATGGATGTGGATGAGAGCGGTTTTGTGGCTACTTCTGCGAATGTTATTAAGGTGTTTCAGGAGGAGAATGTTATTCCTGAAATAGATTCGTATAGATATGCTATGATTGCGGATATTGCTGATAAGGCCGGTAAAAAGGAGTCTGTCAACCTTACGGCTGATAATGCATTATCTAAGATAAGGGAGCATATAAGAGCGGTACAGGATATAATTGGTACTGATGAAACTTTTATAATTACTATGCCGTCTAATGTTCTTGCTCTTATTGAGGATAGTCCGAAAATCGGTAAATCAATAAATGTTGCTGATTTTAAGCAGGGTAGTATTAATTTTAAAGTTAAAACTATAGATGATAATCCTATCAGAGTTGTACCGTCTTCAAGATTAAAAACTAAGTATGATATTCTTGACGGTGTTACTTCAACTCAAGAAAAGGGCGGATTAAAACCTGCTGCTGATGCTAAGAATATAAACTGGTTACTTACTCCGCAAAATGTACCTATCGCAATATCTAAGACAGATAAATTGAGAGTATTTTCTCCGGATGTCAATCAAAAGGCTGATGCGTGGAAGATTGATTATAGAAAGTATCATGATTTGTGGATAACGAGGGGGAAGCAGGAGCAAATATTCTCTTGTGTAAGTGTTTAGGGGGTGTATTATGATATTAGAACTTAATTGTTTAAGATATACTACTGATGATGCGGAAAAAATAGCGTATTTAAAATCTTTGGGGGCTACCGAAATAGGTAGTTCCAAAGATAAAACTGATTATGAAAATATGAAATTGGATGATCTTAAAAAACTTGCTAAGGATAAAGGGATAGGTGGATATCTTGATATGAAAAAATCTGAACTTATAAATGCTCTTAGGGGTGTTTAATATGCTTGATAGGATAAAAGATTTTATAAAATTTTTAGGATATAAGATTAAGGATGTTGATAATTCTTTAATTGATTATATCTTGGGAAATGAGACTGACAGACTTAAAAATGATATAAATCAGACTGAAATACCTGAAAAGCTTGAATTTTTATTGATTGAAAGGGTGGTTTCCGCTTTTTTTAACATGAAGATATCAACAAACAGTTTAGGTGATGATTTCAGTTTTGAGGAGTCTGTTAAGTTAATAAAAATGGGTGATACTTCTTATGATTTCGGGGATGTATCGTCTCAAAAAGATATGTTCGTCAATTATATAAACTCTCTTGGCAAGGGAAGTGATTATATATGTTATCGAAAATTCAAATGGTAAATAGTAAACTGTTTTTCATCGGCAGTGCAACTTTATATATAAGGGAAGGTGTAAAAGATGCAGTAACTAAAATATCAAGCTTGCAAGAGAAAAGTACACAAAATTTTAAATGTAGGCTTTCGTTCAGTAAATCTGTCAGTGAAAATGATAATGGTGCTGTATCTACTAAAAAGATATTAACTTTGTTTACTCCTCCTGATATTATAATTAGTGAGGGTTCTAAGATTGTTGTCAATCAAAATAATAGTGACTATGAGCTTAAATCGTCATCAATACCTTCTGTATATTCAACACATAGAGAATATACTGTTGAGCAGTGGGAGAAATGGCAATGAATAGCGGTATTGATGTTAGCGGTTTTATTAGTTACAGGAATCAATTGCAGAGCTTAACTGATAAGATTGATGATATATTTATTCAAGCACTGTATGAAATAGCTCAGAGGGAACTTAGAATTGCTAAGAAGAACACTCCTGTGGGTGATTATCCTGACGGAAGTGGTAAGGTTGGCGGAACTCTTAGACGTGGTTGGGCTATAACAGATATTACTAAAACAGAGGACGGTTATTTAATCAAGGTAAAAAATGATGTTGATTATGCATCTTATGTTGAATTCGGTCACAGAACAAGAGACCATGCGAAATGGGTAGACGGTTATTTTATGATGACAATAGCTGAAAGTAAGGTTAAGGCTAAAATAGATGAAATAGTCGAAAGAGCTATACAGGAGGCTTTTAAGAATCTAT